CCTGGGGGTCACGGCCCCAAAACATGCACTTTGGAAAACAAAAATCCCTGTCCTCCATCGCAAAAATAAAGCTTGCATTTTCCAGCACACTATGCTATAATGATTATAGAAACAAGTTATAGGGATTCAGAAAGAGAGGTAAATATTAATGAATAAAGAATACACAATATTCGAAGCACTTTTAATCGAAGCAGAATACGCACAGAATATGAAAGCACAAACATTATTACATCAAGTGTTTGGAAAAGCTGAAATGGCTTTTAAGTTAGGAGCGATAACTTCTTCACAGTTTTTAAAGCTTAATACAGAGACTCTTGATTTTCTTTATTCTAATTGTCAATAATTTAATTCCTTGTAGGTGGGATGGCTAAACCTTCAATTCAGCACAAAGGAGGTGAGCACACATGATAGTACTTAACTATGTTCTAATAGTACTCTCCCTAGCACTCTTCATTTACTCCGGAGATACGAACATACTAATCGCAGTAGGTCTGTTCTCAATCGCGCAATCGATAACAAATCTCAAAGTTAACATCCACAAGAAATCACGCTATTAGCAACAAGGCGGCGGAGTCAAAACGGCTCCGCCGTTCTTTATTAAGGTTTAATCAAAATTCCAGCTTTAAGTAAGTCCAACATAAGTACATTCTGTTCAGCCGTCCCCTTGTAATCAATAATTCCATTCATAGCCGCAATCTTTTTCCTGTACTCATAACTTCCATCAAACCCTATACTTTCTAAAGCCCTACTGATACTCTCTCCATTAAACACATCATTCAGAAACAGTTCGTTCAATTCTTTTGTATGCAGACTTAAAATGCTATCATCGAACACGTTAAGGTCAACTCTCTGTTTGATTCCGTCCACGAATCCCTTGCTAGTATATTGCCAACCTATTTGATTAGGCAAATTTGGGTTCAAACTTCCAACAGGAATATCTTCTTCAATAGGATAAGAATTTATCTTATTATCGTGAGGATATCTCGCCGTCCAAATGATAGGCTGTAATTTTAGCACTTCTTCATGATTGAAATTATGTTCATTCCAGAACGAAAGTCCTGTGTAAAGTCCAAATTTAAATCCGTGCTCTTTAATTAAATTAGCTTCATAACAAATTAAATTAGTCAATTTTTCTGAACCTAATTTACGTAAACTATCGTCCTCAACATCTAAGTAAATAACAGAAACACTTGATTTTACTGCGTCCGTAACAGTAATTAATGTGTTTATTATTTCTTCATGCGCTTCTTCCTGATTAGTTGCGTACATATACTTATATGCATCATATGGAATACCATACAATTTGCATGAATCCGCATGTGCGTAAAATTGCTTATCCGGTTTGTTATTTTTTGTAGTACTTCTTAGAATCGTATACTCAATACTCTTATGCGCCTTGCCCCAGTCAATATCCGTCTGATTAGCACTTAAATCCACACCTTTAATCATGTAAGTTTTCCTCCCCTTTTTTATTAATCTTTCCTCTTACGTCCTTAACATAACGTGTTAAAAAGTCAGGAATTGGCACACCCAAACCAGCAACGTTTTCCAGAATACTGAGCAACTCATTTAAGATAAACCATACAGTCACCAGTAAACCAAAGAACATAGTTATTTCATACTTTAGCCCCATAATTGACAGAGCGTACATGATAATATAATCAAAAAACATCGCAACAATTATCACACATAAATATCCAAACTTTTTAATAATCCCCTTAACTCCTGCCTTAGAACTTAATCCTTCTTTTTCCGCATTGTTTGCGCATCCGCTGATAAAGTCAACAATCATGCAACACAAAAGTATAACCATGACTGGAAACATAGCTTGTGTTTCTGCTGTTATCCATGTAAGTATGAGTGTAAGTCCGCTGTGTAATGCTATCTCCATATTTTTCATGTTTACTATCCTTTCGGTTTATAATATCCGTTTCCAATGAAATAAAACAAGGTATCTCTATATTTTACTATGTCTGTGCTGATACGTCTAACTTTCCACGGTAAAAAATACAAAGGATTCTGTGTCATTTTAAGATAAAAATTTCCATTCCATTCCCATAAATATAGATATTCATTATCTGGCTCAGGTTCAGGTGGCGGGTCAGGTGGAGGTGTTGGAGGGTCAGGCGGAGGTTCAGGTTCACCTTGAGCAAGTACTTGATACCAGTACCACGCTTGACTTCCGCGTTTCGGCTGATTCTGATTGCTAGGCCGTTCATAGTTTTTTAACCATGCGTCTGCCAGATATTTAACGCACTGTTCGTCTGTCATTCCGATGCTCGTATCAGGCGTATATTTTATAAACTCGGCGAACGTTAATGGATATTTACTTGTAGGATAATACTGTTCATGATTTTCGAGTTCCCATTGTATACGTGCAAGTTGGTGCTCATAATTACTGTAGTCTGTCCATCCATTATCTCTACACCAATTAAAGTACTTTGTAGCTGGTGTCCACTGAACAAGACCATATCCTCCACTGGTGTTTCCCGCATTTAATCCTTCCCAGATACCCGGATTAAAAGTACTTTCCGTTTGCAAGTTACCGAACATTCCAGCAATTGCGTATTCTGTCCACCCCATAGCTTTAAATAAAGGCCATAGTTCTGTTGCATTTTCCGTCATGCCCGGTAACTGTAAGTATGCGTTACTAGTTATCATTTACCATAAACTAGCTGTGCATTTGCAAAACTTCCATTAATATTATACAGCCCAGTATTTCCAGAAATAAATCTGGAACCATTTCCAGAAACACTTCCGGTACCTGCAAAAAATAACAATTTATAGCCATCTTTTTTTGGAATAGGCTTTGTAGTAGTAGAAACAGTCATAGAATCTACAACATAATTACTTTTTTTGGAAGTTTTTGCATAAAACCCAATTACGCATGCAAGCATAAATGTGGCGTTATTTACCGTAGATGTGAAACCTGTATTTGTAATATTTACAATACAGTTTGCATTTCCAAAAGCGGCAGAAGAAAATCCTCCGGAAGTAAGAAAAGTATATTCTTCATCATCTACTGTTATTGTTTCAGGAAAAGTATAATTTCCAATTGTCGCGCCGGGATTTCCAGTTCCATTGGCAGATGTGGATACGACTAATAAATAATCTCCCGCTTTTACAATACTTGATTCAAGCGCTGAGACTCTAGCGTCCAGCCCATTAATCTGACTGACATTTCCCTGAGCCTGCTGTAAAGCGGCATTGGCATCTGTACTAGCCTGATTAGCTGCATTAACAGCCGCTGTTGAATTTGTATTAGCCTGACCAGATTTAGTAGCCGCGTCATTTGCCTGCGTCAAAGCAGTCTGTACTTTTTCCTCAATAGTGTCTGCAAGTCCACTAATACTGTCCACCTGATTCTGAGTCTCAGTTAATGTCTCTTCTGCATCACCGATTCTTGTATTGGCTTCATCCATTTTATTTGAGCCTTCACCCGCAGCATTTTTGTTGTCGTTCATTCCCTTGTCGATAATTCCCATTGCGTCATTGAAATCTCCAAGGAAGGTGGGTTTATCGGTATCGATGTACTGCGGAAGGTCATAGTTAGGTGTTTTGTTTGTACTACTCATTTTGAATTCCTCCTTATAGATGTTTCACTTGAAACATTTTTTCTATGCATTTTCCAGAGCGGCTATTCTCTGGTCTAAGCCAGAAATAGAGATTGCAACGTTGTTGTTCGCTTGTTGTGATTGTGTAACCAGTGCAACCGATTTACTTACGCTATCAGTCGCATTATTCGCATTTGTCAAGGCAGTGTTGGCAAGTGTAGCGGCATTTGTAGCAACAGTGACAGCCGTTGTTGCGTTTCCATCCTGTTCATGAAACTTTGCTTCTGCCAATGTTAACTGTTCGCGCATGTTAACATTAATGGAAATCATTTGTGCAACTCTGGCAATGATTTCATTTGCCCTCTGTAAAATACGATTCGCAAGTGTTCCGTTGCTGTTCATATCCGTGTCGATTTCTGAAAAGTTTTTTGTCCAATCTTCATTTGGATACGGTGCGTCCATTTTGTTATAAATTCCGAGCTTGTAGTACGGAGTCTCTCTTGTAAACATTAACTTATTCCTCCTTTAAGAGCAACATTTTCGATGTACATAATTACCGGTGCTTCGATAATATGTAAATCGTTTTCTGTAGTAACGTTTAACACATTTACGTTAAAATCTACTTCCCATAAGTTGTGTTCTACGCTTTCCACAAAGTTTCTGGATTCCGTCTGATATGTTCCGCTGTTGCTTAACGCGGGAGCAACAAACACATTGATTAAATTTTCTCGTTTTGCTGTAACGGGAAGGTCGGCCTTAATGAGATATGGAACAGTTCCTTCTGTTATTTCAGATGCGTCGTAATTTCCGGCAACTTTGAACTTACGTTTGAATCCATTTGCTGAACGTGATATCGTTTGAATATTATTGCTATCAAAAATCTGAATGGAAATCCTGTCCCAGAAATACGCAGTAACGTTGTACTTTTTGTAGTCAGCATTGTTAAACTGTAAAATGTTATCACGTTCCCCAGCAGTAAGGCACATTTGATTATCCATGCTTGCCACATCTTCTACAGCCGTCTGGATTCTTCCCCATTCTCCCGTCATGGGATTGTAAATCAGATGCTTATATTTTTCGTACATGATTCGATAAGCCTGTACATCAAAGTCGATAGCTGTCATGTACAATTTCTGGAAGTCAGTTCCCACGTTTTCAAACGCTTTAAACCATTCGTCAAATTGAGCCGCCGTAATTGCGTGAACTCTTAATGCATTCCACACATCTGTAACGGTGTTACCTACGTGGTCACGTAAACCTGTTGTCGGATTATCGATACGAAATCCATCCTCGTTAATCTCGTCCACTTCCAGACGTAGTTTGTCTAACTCTTCCTGAACCCAAGCTCTTGTTCTCTCTATGCTTGAGTCCACATAAGCAGTTAAATTCTGTTTCATAATGTCCATATCTGCATAGATTTTAACAACGTCACTTGCGTGTTTGTCACGAATATCTTTAAAGTTGGCATCAACGTACGCACGTAAATCAGTTATCATTCCCTCGATTCGTGCAACGTCTTTAAGATGCTCATTCCAATAAAACGTGTCTTGCTGGTCTACATATGTGCGTAATTCTGCAAGCGTTCTGTCGTGATAATCTCTTAACTGGTCAATCACAGCCGTGAGTTCTACGCGCAAAGCATCAATCGCCTTGTCTGTGTATTCCTCATAATTCGTTTGTAAATCTTCCAGATATTGTACAATCACATTTACGTTGTACAGTATTTTACCGAGATTTTCTTCAAACGAAATTGACCAATCCCACGCAGACGGCAATGAAAGCCACGATGGAGGATTGCACACTTTTTTCGGTTTTTCTTTATCCATATTTATACCTCCCTTCTAAAATGTAAAAATTTTAAGAAACAGACCACGGCTTACTTCTTTAACCATTTCACCAATTACATCCTGTAATGTATCTCGGTTTCTTTTAAGGACTTCTCCCTGTGGAATTGTAAATCCTTTATGAGTAACCGTTTCTGTTAAATCTCGTTTACGTTCACCTTTGTCCGAAGAATTGGAATCGCTACTTCCACTGCCATTATCTGTTGTTATGTTAGTAGCGTAGTCCTCATTTCCTAAAGCGCTTTCCGGGGTGTCCTCATACACATTCTTGTTGGTGTTTGTTGCACTGGTGTGCATGTTTCCAGAATTTTCGGTATTCTCTCCTTCATTAATTGACCGGCTAGTTTCGTCTGAGAATGAATTTAGCAAGTCGAAATCTTTTTGCATAAATTCGTACAATTTATTGTATCGCCATATCACACGTTTTATATTACCATTAAATCGTAATAAAAACATGGTAACACTTTCGTACTCGATTTCGCGCATCAAGTTATCAGTACAAAATAGCTGGAAAAAATCATCCTTCATTTGCTGTGAAAAGAACTGAATATTTTTGTCAATCATGCTGTTTTCGGCTGTTGCTATTCGTTCCCATACCGGTACATCATATTCAGGTTTAAAAAATGGGTATCTTCCTTCCCCAGCGTTTTGTTTCGCAAGAGCTTCGGGGTTTTTGTCCTGTGAATAATGATAAATTATGTCACGTAATGTTGTTGTATAATATGCCATTATTCGTCACCCTCTTTCTCTTTTGTTTCTCCTGAGCCATACCCTTCTCTGTCAGAGGTGTCACTAGGCTGTAATGTTCCATCCACTTTAGCGAGTGCGTTTGCGTCAAATTCCACACTTATGTTCGTACCAAACATTCTGTTAACTTGTTCGGCTCCGATTTCTCGACTTCTTAAGGCATTGTTTCTAAATCCCATAATGTGCTCATTATTTGCGTTTCCCTCGTCAACGGTAAGGTGTTCAGCCTTGTACACAGAAATGTTATTGTATCCAAGCAAAGAAAGATATTCTCCAAGAATCGTCATTTTTGTTTTGTCAAGTGGCTCCGTAATAATAGGGGTGCTTAAATCTAACACTTCCGGTTTGTCTGTATCAGATATAAATTCGTCTGAATCATCGTAAAAAATATACGGTAAACCGAGTTGAGTGTTATTAATCATTTGCCGCATCGAGTTCTCATTGTCCTTGTTCGTACGAATAATTTTAGGCCGCATCTGTAAGGTGATATTTACATCCTTTGCGAGTTCAACACGCGCCAACTTTTGCGCATAATATTCGATGATTGGAACAAACGGAGAATAGGTTGCGTCATTAAAAACTAAAACGCTATTATCCTCGTAGCGGACCGTGTGATAACCATTTGCCGTATTCACATGACGGATTCTCGGAATGTTATAAATGTTAAATTTGCCTGTGTTTGCGGAAGGTAGGGCAACCATGCCGATAACCGGGTTTTCAAAAAACAGACAATTTCCTTTCATAATTAACGTCTGCTCAATCACCCTTTCGGAAACGGTGTCAGGCAAATTGTTCCATTTAAATCGGCTAATCGCTAAAACGTAAAGATATCTAAGATAATTCCAGTACGTCCAATCTCGATTTACACCACTCATAATTTTCTGGTCATACCCAACACCGCATAATCCAAGTGGGTCACGGCTTATACTGCGTCTCCCCATTTCTCACCCTCCTTTCTATTCATTATTTCCATAAGTTCCCACGTTTTCATAATCGTGCCAAAACGTCACACCGTTTAAAAACATGTTTCTTATGGTAGCTAAATGTTCATTCGGTATATTACCATAAATGTTAACGGTATTACACCTGACATAGTTGAATCTAGGTCGATTGTTTAAATACGGAATTCCGATGCGATTAGACTTATACCCATATGCATCAAAATAGCTTTGCAACTTAGAACGGAATTCAGGTTTAACAGTATACGCGCGAATGATAACATCCAGAGAACCATTTACTGCCATTAATACCGCTTCACTACCTCCCGAAGAATTTCCAGCTAGTCCTATAGCACTTTGCATCATATCGATTTTTTGTCTGTCTCTCTCAGAGGATTGCTGTTCCCTAACTGCGCTCTGAAACGTATTCGCAATAGCGTTAACAATTCCGCTTGCGTCACCCTCGTTCGAAACGGCCTGAGCAATTCCACTTGCTAAACCAGAGATAGCTCCTATAACAATCTTGGTGCGATTCTGGCTGTGCACTAAGTTGTTAGTACTAACTGCCTGTGATTTCGACAAAATAAATTGATTATTTTGTACAGGAAATGATGGAAAACCTGAAAAACTGGTTCCAGCGTTTAGTAAATCGCTGTTATTAATGTTTCCATCATAATCGTTTGCGGATGCTAACAGTGTGCCATCTGGTATCGGGCTTCCTGTAATAGAAATTGATAACGTTGCTCCGTTTATTAATTCCGGCTTTAAAACAACCTTGTTACCCGATGGCATTACTATCTCAAAAAAGCTGTACGGATAACAATACAATTTTTTCTGCGTGTACGCTGGCAACATGGACTGCCAGTTAATATCAATCACACGTTTTCTAGGGCTTGTATTTCCGTAACACACACCGATTCGAAATCCCATGGCACTAGAAAATATCCCTTGTTTAGGTACAAAGTCTGCGGGAAAAGGAAACACAGAAATGATAGATTGAGCTACCCACGCATAATCAGATAAACTTGCGAATATATCGCGCAAACTTGATGTGTTTTCGTCCACGAAATAAATACCCGCCGCAGATGGTAGCCCGTTTATTTCACAACCGGGTGCTCCTTTTATAATCACTTCGTCCTCTGTTCCACCAGAATTTACAAGGTCTGCTGTGGAAATTATTAAATATGTGTTAACCTCGGATAATGAATCAAGCGTGTAAACGCTTTCCTGATTAATAACATAATCTCCATAATCAACCGGTTCCACGACTGTATTATAGTTATAAGCATAACCACGCGGTGCATGTTCACGCGCAATGTCGCAATCTCGTATTACTACGTTATTAAAATACGTCTGCCAAGCATCTAAGTGAAAGCGTATCAAAGATGTTTTGGGATTAACATACTCAATTGCATCAACAAAACAGTACATCCAAATGCCGTTATATTGTGTGTTTCTGAATCGCATATAGTTAGATGCAAGTAACGTTTCTGCATTGTAGTTAACCTGTAGTGCTCTGTGTTCACGTATGTATTTAAACGTAAAATTGCCCGCTATCACTTTACCGTCAAAATAACTATCTCTTGCCGACTCAGACGCAAAATAAAGTTGACGATTTTCCGCTACGGGAATATACCCTAAGAGCTGGAACACGTTTGATTGCATTGCTCTTGTTTCTACATCTGTCATAAATTCCATGTTCATGCACCGCCTTTATTTTCAGCCACCTGCCGCAGTAACAGCTTTCTCCCCATGAACGGAGTTATCCAAATACGGCGTAGCGTAAATAGTAAGATTTCCTTTTTCCTCGGCTCCTACGCTCAGAACTCCCTGATCATTCATACGTGTACTAGAGGACGTGTTTCCGAGAACAGACCACATAACCGCCTGAGAGGGGTTGTTGGTTCCGGTTACTGTGGCTGTGTATACAGAACTTCCACCCGGAGTGTAAGTATCCGCACCAGCAATGGTTACACTGGTAACAGTCGGAAGAGCGGCAGTCGTAATCGCAACGGCATTATGGAACGGGGAAAGGAAATAAGTCTGCCATACGTGCAACCAATAATTCCAAGACAGTTTTTCACGGTCATAAAAATCATTTGCTTCGAAAAGATTATCGTAAATGTTCAAGAATTCCTCGTCTGCAATGACAGCTATGATTTCAGGGTGATTCGGAATCTCAGGAATCAGGGTAATTCTGCCGAGGAATCTAGCCTCGTCCATGTGAAAAGCATAGGCAAGAGCCTGTACGCTTGTCACGGCATCGGCCTTTGGGGTTATGAAAAGACGCTGATCTTCTAACGATGTTGTGTTCATTACACCAGCGGCGTTCATAGAGCGAGTCGGAAAACGCAACGTATTGGATGCAATTCTAAGAGCGGTAAGAAAACTTTTTGCTGTTGTTTCGTCTGTAGGCTCGTCTGCGTGAACCAATTTAAACTTTCCGCTGTCTATATAATCCACAAACAGCGCGAGTGTGTACGCAAATTCAGCTACATCATTGCTGGTGTACATTCCGTTTATTACACGGTCAACCAAAGATGCAACGCCTTCTTCGGAGTAAAACGCGGCCTGTAAATCGCGTCTCCAAATGGTCTGTTTAAAATAGTCCTCGCGATTACGATTGTGATATGCAACTTTAAGGTCAGGTTTTTCTGTTTTCAGCATTGCCCACGGGTCAGTATCTTCCCCATATGCGTGCGCTGTTGCAATATCCACCCAGATATCCTCTATCGTATAACCGTACGGAATCATACCACGTTTAGCAAAGCCAAACGGGTTGGTAAAGTACATCTTATTAACTTTTGTGAAGGAAACCTTGTTCACCAAAAAGTCGAAAAACCGGTTCATAACAGGCTCATAATTCATAAGAGTTCCACCGAATTCGCGAATGTTTGTGCTAACCGGGTCAGGCAAAAGCCCCTCATATTCTGTGCCGTCAAGACTTGCTCTAAAATCTGCTAACAGTGTCTTAACATTTGTTACTGCATTTTTTACTGCCATTTCTTAACCCTCCTTTACAGGTTTAAATAGTCCTCGATTTTAATTTTCGGGACTTCTTTCTTTTCTTCATTCTGCACAATATCAGCAATGACTTCTTCCTCAGCAACACTTGGCTTTGTGAAATCATTAATGTACTGCGCACGGATTCTGTCGCGGTCACGTTCCACTTCACTGTAATACGCCGCCGCTTCATTAATTGCCGAACCGATAAAAGTTTCGTCATAGACTTCGCCTTCTTCCAGTTCTGTGCCAGCTATCCGTCTTAGCATCCTCAAAAGCTTCTCATTCATGCGTCTTTCTCCTTCCCTTATTTCGTCAATCCCACATTTAAAGAAATAGGAGCGTCTAAAAATCGAAATGCGGGATTGCAAGCCGGTATGGGACTGCCAGCGTATTACCGCTTTCCCTCAGCAGTCTACCAAAATTTAAACACTCCTACTCAATATAAGTGTATCATAAATATGACAATATGTCAAGCATTTCTTTTTTGATATCCACATTTTCGAACCACGCTTTTCCGGCATTGTAATAACGCTTAAATGACATAGCAGTCTCGGAAAGCTGGGACAGCAAATAGGTATCCTCAAAATGGGAGTTCGCATCAAAAGCAAATTTAAGTTTAAATTTTTCGTTTGCCTTGCTGGAAAAATAAAGGCAGTCCTTATTTATCCAAACCCCTATGTTTTCTGCGGTTCCTAAAACTCCGTCATTTATAGTTATCGTGCAGTAGTAATATTTATCTTTGGTTTCCAATTTTCTAACAAAAGAATATGTGTCAAGCATGTATTTGTTTGACGATGCAAATTGTACGTAATTTGATTCACTAAATGCGCGGTTAAAACCACTTGAAAGTAGGGCTTCTTTTGCGGCTTGATTTTCTGTTACTTCCAAGACCCAACCATCGCCGCGCAAAAATTTTGTATCTGATTCCAAACGTTTCTGAATTCCCAATGCCTTGTAATAAGGGTTAAGAATGGAAACATTATTTCCGCATAAAATATTACGCACATATCTAGTCTGTTTTCCAAACCCTCTAGCAATTGAATTCTGGATGCTAATAAATTTAGAAATTTCGTTCTCACAATAATGTTCCGTTTCCGACTGAAACTCGTCCATGAATCTGTTTTCGACTTCTATAAAGCGTGACGAAACTTTCTTTATTGTGTCAGCGTTATTAAGAAAGGTGGCGAAACCACATTCCGTATCATTCAGATACAGAACTTTGTAAGCCCCCCTCATTTCAGACTTTGCGTGCATTTCAAAATCAGGTGGGTAAAGCTGTGCAATATCACTAAAAAATGAATTCTCACAGTCAGACAACTCGTAGTTGTATCTGTATTGTAGCATAAATTTACGCTTATTATCGTTCAAAAAATCTTCAAAAATGGTACGTTTTGCTGAGAAAGTTTTTCCGGCTGTACGATTGCCTGTTACAATAAATAATTCTGGTGTTTTCCCGTTTAGGTCTTTCTTACTCAGCAATCTGGATATATCATAGTACTTACCCATGCGTTCCTCCTTATATTAAAATAGGGACGTTTTCACGCCCCTAATAATTGCAGATATATAAAAATGTGTTGTTAGATAGCCTTAAGCTGTAAAAATTCTCTGTCTGATTTCGATGTGCCCGACGCAATCTGAACTCTGATAGGATGTTCTACACTAGGTTCACCGAATATGTCAACCAGATTCTGAACACAATCGTTTACCGTAGGGGACATAGTTGTGTACATTTCTCCTTCTGCCGTAAACAGTACGGTGCATACTCCCAGTTCCGGTTCCTTTGTGTTCTTTCTCTCGGTTTCGTACTGTACGATATCAGTTACAGCAAACTCATCGCCCACAAAGTCCTGCATCTGTTTACCGTTTACAGTACGTGCATTGTAAAGCATCATTTTGTCGGTTGTTGTGTTAATTAAATCTCTCATTTTCTTTTCTCTCCTTATTTGTCATATTCATTAACATTGTTGTAATACTCGGTAGACTATTCTGTTTCTTCTGCTACAGCAACATCATCGGCCACTACAAAAGAATTCTTAATAAAATCTTCTTCCGACATAGCCCTTGTCTCTTCTACAGTTGCCGTTCCGAGACAAATAAGCTTGCCCTCATGTTCAGGCCATTTTGCTGTTGCTTCTTTAAGGATTTTCTTTGTATCCCCAAGCTTCTTCCCTGTGATTTTTTCCGGAAGGGTTACAACCTGTCCGCTCTGCGTATCAAAGTACGCGATAGTTGCTTCGGTAATTTTGAATGTTCTGGTGATATGACCTCTCATATTCTCACCTCTCCTTTCATGTGCCTATTGTTTTGTTTTGTTTTGGTCTATTAACTTGTTACAATTCATTATACCATGGTTTACTGTATTTTGTCAAGCACTTTACCAAAAGATTTAGGTGGCTTGTACGCTTTTTGCTTATAAAGTGTGAAATCTGCATCCACCAAAATAATCCCTCCCTTCACTTGCATCTGCTTTAATTGACTATTTAACGTTAATCCATAATCAAAACATGATATAGGTCTGGTAGCAAGCAAATACTGTTTGGTGCGGTCTTGCATGCCAGCGCACTTAATATCCCAGTGAGAAGTTACTTTTTTATGGTTTTCCTTCCGGATAAATTCGCAGTAGGTTTTTTGACGTATGAACTTTGCACGACTCCATTCAGATTCTAATTTCCAGCATAACAATTTTGAGGAATGCTCCACAATTTTGTTTGGTTCACATTTAAACATGTGCAAGCTATCGGTGTCTGCATATATAAAGTTATCGTAATTTGCCTGTGCGTGTGTGATTGTAAAATAACGTGCATAAGATGTTACAAAACTGCCTTGCGCTATGGAAAGCGTTTTCTTATTGTGCTCTTCATGCAAAATAAACCGGAGCAATCCATCCTCGTCTAAATATGGTTCTTGATAACTGCTATCATCATTTGTGGCAAGTTTTCCATAACAATTGTTTAAGAAAAGCTTGGCTTCTTCTCGCGCCCCTCCTTCGGAGTTCATTTTCATAGTCATATACTTGTCTATGTACTCGTCGAACAAGCCCGCTACTGCATTAAAATAACATCCACTTAAAATCTCAATTTCGTGTATATCATAATGCTCCAAAAATAGTTTATAATCAAGACTTGTTAACGTAAATTCTGCATATGCCAATTGCAGTATCCCATCTGCATCGTAATAATACGCATATTTTTTACCACCAAACTGAACGTCCGAAGAGGTTAGCCATTCTGTGGACTTGTACATAAGACTATCTTTAATCTGCATGCTAGGCAAATGATTAGGCTTTATGGTAAACCTTGCTTTCAGTCTTACAAAAAATACTCTATTTTCTTGCAAGGCTTCTTCAGGTATTTTATTGCCTGTCCAAAATGTAGGCTTACCTACTGGATAAATGTTTCCACTTTTGGAATGCATAACGGAGGGATAAAGGCTGTTTACATCATATGTCATGCCATCTGTGTCTATCCACTTATTCATATATTTTGGATTGCAATAACACCAACCCCCACGATAAGAGCGGCGTATATATGCATCTGCGTTTGGATACTTATAAACACTTTCGTCCAGCACAAACGCTTTAAGGTCTGGATACATCGCATTCCATTGCTCTTTATCAAAACACTTCTTATATTCAGCTATGCAATTACTTCCTATTGTTAAACGAGTGTTGCCAGAATCCAGCATAAATTCAAGAGCTTCTTTAAGTACCAAAACATCGTTTATTATGTACTGCATTTCTTCGGGTTTTATTAAACCGCCAGCATGGCGTTCCCCTTTATACTCCATTTCAAGTTTACGATGTTTCGTATTAAAAGCTTTTCCCATTCGTGCTAGTGTCATTGGCATAAGTTTTGCGCTATCTCGTATTTCGATTACTGTCCGTCCTGTACAGACAGTAATAGAATACCAACGATTCTGACCTGAAATAATCGCATCGAATTCACCCTTATAAAGCTTTTCGTAAGGTCTTTCTCTATGGTGAAATTTATAACCATTTTCCATGAGCGTATTCAACAGAAAGTTTCCATCAAATTTTACATTATGGAAATAGACAATCACTTTTTCTTCGCAAAGGTTGTGAAAAAACTTAATGAAATCATGAATATTATTATACACTGTAACGAAATCTGAATACAGTTCTGCAATAGCCGCACTCCATACTTCCGTACTCGTTTGTTGTTTTGTATCATTATCTACAGTTGTCTCAAAGTCGCACGAAAATATTCGCATGATTATACCGTCCTATTCCTCGTCATAAAATTCGTTTTCCATGAATGACCTTTTTTCGTTTTCTGGTACTTTCAAATATGTTAGCATTTCGTTAAGTGATGCTTGCAGTCGTATAGCATCATAGGCTTCTTTGGCAGACAACCAATTACCTTTTCGCTTTCCTTCTTCAAGCATCTGAGCCGCCGCGTCTTTGCCATATGTATTTACGATTCTGTCTATCCAGCTTTTCGCCATATCACGTCTGTCTGTAACACGTCTGTCCCAACGACCAAAAACATAGGACGAAATTAGGTCATAAAAATTTTCTAGGATAATGCTGGAAATATCTGGTGCTGTAGCAAACACATCCATATTTCCGGTTTCCTGATATAACTTACGGTCTTGTCTGTATCGTTTGCGGCCTTCTTTGGGTGTGAATATTTCTCCTGTGTTAAAATCTACATATGCTGTTGCATAAGCACGACGTTTCTCAGGGGTGAGCTTTTTAAGGCGGTTTACGGAGCCACGAGTAATTTTTTTCGGAATCTTTGGAATAAGCTTTTCTGTGTCGTAGATAAAGCCGCGACGGTTTTCTGCACGTACCCAAGACTGTAAATTTTTACGTATTCTACGGTATTCTTTTTCTACGGCTGTTAATCGTTTTCTTCTTTTTGGCATGACTTACTCTCCTTATAAAATTCGTCGGCATCTACAAAACAATCGATTTTAGAATACATCCGGTCGATTAAAGATAGTGCTACATCTTGCTGTTCACTGTTTACACGTGTTAACACATTTCTTAATGCTAACATAATTATTGCATATTCCTGTCGCGTAAATCCTAGTATCACAATCTTCTTTTTCATTTGTTCACCTCCTTTACCGCTATACTCTATTATATCACATTTCAGGACATTTGTAAATAAAATACATCTGTTCTATAATGTGTAGAACAGGTGTAACAATGGACTTAAAAATTGTCTTTAATATACTTGATAACTTGCGCGGTTATGGAACAACCGATTAGATAGACTGTAAGAGATATTATTGCGGTTAAGACGATTATTAAGATTTCTATCATCTTGTTTTCCTCCATTTAGCATTAGCCATTCTTAATAAAATTTCGTATGCATATTGCAGATGTTTTACATCTATAGTTCCATCAGGTTTAGTTATTCTTTCTAATGTAAAATCATCAATTGCAAAAGAATATCGTTCTTCTTGTAATAATAGCCCTCCTTCAAATGATAAATAGATAAATCTTGTCATTGTCTCAGGTGAATAAAATACAGAAACTTCATAATGTCTAGCTGGTACAATCTCAAGAAATTTGATGATATTTCGTTCAAAAAATTCCTGAATTTGAAAATTTATATTTGCCATATTTAATCCTCCCAAAATACTGCGTTTTTTAACCTCTCTATATAATCTGGAAAATAATGCATCATATTGTATTCTAAGGCTGTTTCAAATGTGTTCAATGAAATGTATACTTTTGAGGTGTTAGAAACCCCATTAATCACCCTTGACCCTGTGAAATGCGAATCGAGAGTTATACATCCGAACTCATTTATATAAGCTGAAAATGTTTCGCCATCATCTGTCTCAATACAGCAGACTCTATCATTACGATAAAGTCTGAGATTATCTGAGCAAGTCTGTTCTATTAACTGTTCCATAATGTATTGAATTGCAATTAAGTTCATTGTGTTTCCTCCTTTACATGTTCCAAAGATAGTCGTTATAGTACTCGTATTCATAGTACGCTGGTTCAGATTCATATTCTTCTTCGGGGAATTCTGACTCTTCTGAATGAATAAGAATTTCTTCTTCCATACAGGCTTTAAGAAGAGAATCAGAAACCTTTGAATATGTTTTAAGTAAAGCTTCTTTATTAAGTTGTTTGTTGTATCTCCTTGATACGAGAACCGCTTTTAATACCAGTTGTTCATGATTCATTTTTGTGACCTCCATATTCTATATTCTCTATGTTCCATAGGAACGAATCCTCCTTCTACTTTTACTATCACGCAATTAGGGTTATAAAGCTTTGCATAATAACGTGAAGCCCAACAACATGTTTCCCAATTGAATCCTTTAAACTCTTTTTTCTTCATTTCTGTTTCCTCCATTCTTTATATTCCTGAGTTGTCATGGACTTATATCCACCTTCTACCTTCACAGCAACGCGTTCAGGATGATAATGTTTAGCCCAATACCTTGATGCGTATAATCTCTTGTCCCAGTCGTAACCTTTAAATTCTCCATATTTACTATTTCAATCCACGAGGCTACGTAAGCCTCGACAGCAAAAACATTCAAAAAAACATAAAGATTTAGACTACAAATATAACTTTTACACAAATATTTCTACATACCT